GGACAGTTTTACAAAAATAGTCAATCATTTCCCCATCGTCGTCATAGACGCCGAGGGTTAATTCATCTAAATACTTTAGATCAATAAGAAAGGTCATCTTAGATATCCTTTCTGCCTCCTCTATCTCAGAGAGACTGAGGGGTTCTTTACTCAGAACAATGTCTGGGTAAGATTCCAAGAGCTCATAGAGCTTCAGGTACAACTCAACGAACCTTCGGTTCGTTGATTTAGTGTTGAATCTTTGATTCGACACTTTCACGGGCTCCCTCAAAGAGGAAGCTTGATTAAACGTCTTTCCAAGATAAGACGTTAGATCACTCAATGGGATGATTTTATCATCTTTGAGTGTTTTAAAGAGTTTAGCTCCGCTGAACTCTTTGTATTCTGGATACTTGTCTAAGACTTGTTCCAGTGACATAGCTCCAACATACTTGGGGCTGAGAAGGACAGTGTCAATGACACCGTCCAGTACGTCTCCCTCATCCAAAGGACCATGGGAGGTAGTTAAGTTCTTGTAGGGGGCCCTCAGGGCCTCCATGAACTTGTATCTGAGGACAATGTCCTCAGATTGAATAATGGCTCTTAGAGCCATTACAACCAGCGAATTTAATTCAGTATGGTGTTTGTAGGGTCCGAGCCTCAGGCCCAGACCCCCTAAAAGTGGGCTTAGTTCACAGAACGCCCACTTGTCAACTTCATGCCTTGAAGGTATGAAGGATTTGAACCTTTGACAGAATCTGTCTAAGGCTATGCGAGCCGAGCTTAGCTCAGTATCGCTTTTCAGGTAAGAAAATGTGCTGCATAGCGAGCGCGCCTTACCCACGACTGGATTTCGGTCATTGCCCGAGTCCATTGCTGAGGCCCACTGATTCAGTAGCCTCACCTTGATAGAGTCCACAAAGATGGACTTATCATTACTATTTGCCTCCTTAGGAGTCAAATTCAAAATGGCTTTGCCACTTTCCACGAAAAGAATCTTTTCCGTGTATACCACGAATTTCCTAGAAATTGCGTGTTTCCGCTCTGAGATCTGAGATCCATAGAGCTTATGCAACCGTGTAATCTCATTGAGATACGGTAGCTTTCCAACGGCTAGGTGATCATCACCGCCGAGGTGGAACATACGCCACTCAGTGGAGTATGTGAAATCCCGTGCCAGGCTTTGCCCGGTGTAGGTACTAAAGGCCATCTCTTCAAGAGATAGCCCGAGAAGGATGAGTATTGTCTTTGACAACGGCTCACCCATTAAGACTCCTCGCTCTAAGAGGCAGGAGCCTTCAGGGTCTTCGACCCATCGACGCCCGATTAACTCAGTTAACCAGGCCCATTTTGAGCCGACAGCATTGCTAAATCCGCTCAATAGTGCTCTCCCCACTGAGTGGGGAATAGCGTCAGTTGCCGATTTTAAATCGGAACTCAGTACCCAGTAATCTTTTAGATCACTGATCTTCAGTTTCTTCCATAGGTTAAGAGACTGCCAAGCTTGGTCCGCTCTAAGACAGACCGAGTGAGCTGAGGGGTGAAACCCCAACAGCCG